CAACTCCCATCGTAATGGGAACTACCTCGGTTTCTCCATCTTCATGGATGTGGGTGAATACCATATCAACATCAGGAGATATGGATTTTATGTAATTTCTTAAGGCCTTACTATCTTTTGCTAACATACCATTAACAAATTTAGATATTGCTGATATATCGTTATTACCATCTACACTTTTAATCATATGACGTAATCTAGTAGTAATTTCAAACGATGAATCTTTGTTTAATTTTTCCAAAGCATCAATATCTTTTTGAATTGCTAACTCGTCACCATGTGTAAGTAATTTGAATGTTATTTTCTTACCATTTGAAGGTAATGTAAATTCAAATTCATTTTTATGAAGTTCTACTTGAGCAGACCCATCATATTCTTTATTTTCAAATTGAGTTAAATCAATAATATCTTTTTGTTTATTATTTGAAAATGGGTCTTGAATTTCTACTTCATAGTCTTTACCATATCCGAGAATACGAGCTGCAATCATAATTGCGTTTTTATCACCACTTACTAAATCAACATATTTGATTGGTTGACCTTCGCCATTAGAGATGATAAGCGATTGAAACAATCGGTCAAGAACTGACCCATCTTTGATATATGATTGCGTTGTAAGAATATCTTCTTCTTTTGCAGTCATATATTTCATTTCAATTTTACCTGTCGAAAGGGGATTGTCTTTTGAGTAAACAAGCCCTTTCGATGGTAAGTCAATAATTTCAGTTGGAAATTTATAATCACGAACTTGTTGAACTTCGTGTTCATTTCTCAACTGAGAAACGATGTCTTTATTTGACATCCCTTTATAGTCATCTTGTAAATCTACCATAACTTTTTGATTTTAATTAAGATAATTCAATTGAATAATTACCATCAGAGCCTACTAATTTAGATACTCCTGGTTGAAATCCTTCAGGCATTTCAATTTCTAATGAAATACAATCCATGTATGAAGTGTCCCAACCGCTAAGTGGCAATTGCCATTCTGTGGTGGCTACATCGATTGTTTTAAAGCCGGTGTCAGCTGCATCTACAAATGAACCCACTCCGTTTACATACTCAACGACATTGGTTTCTTTTCTTCTTACAAAATTTGTCATTATTTTTCCTTATTATTTGTTAACTTATATATAAATATGTAAATAAAACTTTTTAATACAAAAAAACCCCACCGAAGTGGGGTTTATCATTTTTTAATCTAAAATTAGTATTGTAAGATAGCGTAATCGTAAGTCAATGTTAATTCAACGGTTGCAAGGTCTTCACCTGCATAATCCATATCAGAAAATTTAGCTGTCTGAATAAATGCGCCTTTTAATGTCCATTCTTCTACTTTATCACCAACAGGACCCAAACTATTAAATGTGATATCTTTTTTATAGAAATCAGAATATCCATCACGGCCAGTTACCGATTCGTGGTGTAAACGAACCCACTCCATAACAGCTTGTGCAGCTGAAGGAACTACGGCATCGTAAAGGGTTATTGCAACATCCGACCATTCAGAACGACCCTTAACATATCTACGAGTGTTAATGTGGTCAATGGTAACTTTACCATTAACTATTTCGGGTCTAGCTGCTGTTTTTATCAAGTATGCGGGAATACCTTCAATATACATAATGAACCTATTGGACATTTTAGGTTCAAAATTGGTGAACATGATTTCATTTGGGTCAAGTAATTGTGCCATTTATATTTCTCCTATTATCTTTTTAATAAATAGTCGTTTATTTAATTTATGCTCCAGGGAACGTTGCGCCCGTTGGAAGAATGTTAAAGTCAAGAACAATGAATTCTGCTGTCTTTGATGGTTGTAGGAAAATTTCACCTACCATAGTGTTTCTATCAATTACATCAGGAGTGTTATTAGTATCATCCATTACAACACGGAAAGCAAATAAACCATTTCTTTGTTGGATTGATTCCAAGTATGGGTTTACAATTGACAAGAATCGGTTTCTTGTTGCAGCCGTATTATTTTCAAATACCAAATATCTTGTAGAAGATGCAATAAACTTCTTAACAGCAATTAACAATCTACGAACATTGATTCTATCCAATGCGGATGGTCTAGCTTGTAAGGTTTTTTGACCGAATACAGTAGCACCTTGGCCAGGGAATGTAGCGATTGGGTTTACACGGCCTTCGTAAAGTGTGTCTCTCTCAGCGTGAGTCAAACGAGATTTAACTTCAATAACATTTGTTAATCCACCTCTATTCAAACCTGCGGGAGCAAACCATTCAGCAGCAACCGAATCATTGAAAGCAATCACGCCAGGAAGAACAACACTTGGTGGAACCCATACTGGCTTGTTTTTATCAGTATCAAGGATTTTAACCCAAGGGTGGTAAGTAGCAACATAATTAGAGTCAAACGAAGTTAATGCGTTTACAACCGTAGTGTTTGAATCATCATATGCGCCTGCATCCATTACAAAGAAACAATCTTGTCTATCTTCACACATATCTTTAGCGTATATAGTTACTGAAGAGTGTAGTCTATGTAAAACGCCTGGAAGAACAACCATATTAATATCAAACTCATCAGGATTTGAAACTGCGTTGATAGCTTTTCTTAAAGCGATAGTACCAGTAGCCGTAGCAGATGAACAATCCAACCCTTGAGTGTTTCCAGCAACAATACTTGTTCCTGTAAGGATTACCCGATTTGGCTCCCAACCATCAAAACCACCTTGAAGTGGAACCATAAATTTCTTAGCATCTACATTAGATGTTAATGTAATTGGAGAACCATTTGAGTGACAAGTAGCCAAATCAAAGTCAGAACCAACAATTTCCGTGTTAGCGTCTGGAGTTGGCATTAAGAAGTTTAGGTTATCAGTTGAACTGAAATCATAATCATATCCTAAGAATACTCGTGTGTTTACCACACCACCTAATGATTGAGATACAACATAGGTTGGAGTTGGTAAATTATAACCACTATGAAGTGGTGATGTTAGAGCAGCAAATCCAAAAGGAACTAATGATGAGTCAATAGCACCATTTGTTACATCACTTGTCATTTCAACACGAATGTGAGCCGAATTGTTGGGATAGTCTCCCTCAAATACTAATTTACCATTTTCATCTACATTAACATATCTATCACCAATAACTCTTGCGATATAATTTGGAGAATTTGGGTCAAGGTTAAGACCTGTAAACTCTTCAACAATATTTGGTCGTGTGTCTGCGTCTTGAATACTTGTTCCAAAGATTGAGTTTGGAATTTTTGCAGTATCTACTCTACGAACTTGTAAAGTAAATGTTCCGTATTCTGAACCAGGAACTTCAGATGCTGGTTTAACATCACGAATACCAATCTTAAATTCATAGTTTGTAGCGGTGCCATGTGAAAGAGTATAAACTTTAAATAAGTTTGTAGCTACACCACCAACTTTTTGTGAAAGGATATATGGAGTTGATGCTTCAGAATATGCTTTAGTATAGTCGGTATCAATTTTAGATAGTGATACCTTAACATTCTCACCTGTAGCAAATGATGCTGATTGGAATGTTGAAAAGTTCAACATAGTATATGCAACCTTTGAAGATTTAGGAGCATATCCATAAATTTTAGTAAAGTAATTTTGTGAACTTGGATTCATAGAAGCCGAAGTTGCAGTTGAACTTACTGAACTACCAGTTAAGGTCAATAAGAACAAAGAAGCACTTGCTGCTGTATCTACTATTGAATCATCAAAATCACCACCAAAAGTAGCAGTAGTTGGGTGTAATAAAGCACCTACTCGTTCACCTGCAGATGATGAAATTACTAAAGCAACTGGCTTTGCTGTATATCCATCATTACCCAATACTCTAACGATTGTAGCAGTGCCAGCATCTTCTAAATAAGCTTGTGCTGTATATGGAAGGTATGAGTCTTCGGTTAAACCTCCGAAGCGTTGTGTAAATTCATTAAAAGATTCTACTTGTGTTGGAACAAAAGCAGGACCTTTGATAGTTTGCCCAATAAGAGCGGCACCAATTTCAGCAATACCAGCAGGTAAAAACGAAAGGTCTTTTTCTCGTGTAAATACGCCTGGACTAACAATTCTTTCAGCCATTATTTTTCTCCTAAATTCAAAATTTGGTTTTTCTTATAATAAATAGACCATAAATTAAGGAAACGAATACTTATTTGTTGGGAGTGAATGTATTTGTAGAAATATCATACTCACCATCTCCGTATTTTTCCCTTAATCGCTTGCCTAATTGTAATTCCTGAACTTTAACATCATTATATGAGTTTATCAATGTGACTTTTTCACTTTTTAACTCTTGAAATGCGTTTTCTAACTCCTGAATATTTAATTCTACTTCTCCAATACGAGAAATGGTTATTAAAATTTTTTGTTGAAGTTCTTTAATCTCAATAACTTCTTCTTCGGTAAATTGTTTTACTAATTTTTCTTCCATAACAATTATATTAGTTTGTTTACAGTATAAATATGTAAAATTTATTCATTACCACTTTTAATTGGAGCATCAGTATTATTTAATTTTGGAGAATTACCCCATGAAACTTTTCCAACTGAAAATCTGCGTTTAGTATTATTTACCATACCAGCATATTCGGGCACAATGTATGCTTTTGCTGTTAAGGTTATATTTGCTCTTGTAATTCGGTCTTCGGTTACTGATGTTACTGTTTCAAATGAATATGAATCGGCTTTAATTACAAATTTATACCTATCACCAAAAGAACGACCTTGAAAATATATAATTTGTTCTACAATTTTGTTTACTTGTTCCATGTATTCACACCAAATAGCAACTTCATATTCTAAATTAACATAATCAGGTCTTTCAACCGACATAAATTCTCTAACTGGCTGTTGGTCGGTTAAAATTGAAAATTGGTCGTATCTATTTGCGCTTGTATATTTTCTTTCAAACATCTGATGCGCATCTTCATTTTCAGCAACTTTTAATTTGGATAATTCTGTATTAATTGAAAGGTTGTTTCTTTTAAATGAAATAACGGGCGTTAATAACATATCATTGTCATCAACCATGTAACCTCTTTGTTGTGCAGATACCCATTTTTCGGCAGATGCATAAATAACAGGTACAGGATAAAATCTCCCATCGCTTTCAATGGTAGGCTTTACATTATTTTCTAAAAAATTTTTAAATGCAGAATCAACATCGTAAATACCAACCGAAATATTTTTTACATTATCTTGGTCTCTACGAACTTGCTTTGCTTTATTCAATTTTACATCTTCACTTGTTGAAGATTGTGTTTGAGTAAGATTTGGTTTTATGGTGTCGGTATTTCTATATTTAGTTGCCATTATAATCCCATTGGTATAATATTATTGTTTTGATTTGAATTACCAAATCGAGTATCTACTAAATTAAGTGAAGTCCATCTTGTTGCGTGAGTGTCACAAATTATAGAAACAGAATATCCTTGTGTGTTTCCACCATCCCATGTTTTTGGATTTTTTCCAACAAAGAATTGGTTTTCGTATTTTGCATCTACCAAAAAGTAAGTATCATTATATTGAATAACATCACCAACTTGAGGAAAAACATCTTTTTCAACTAAAGTATCTCTTAAAAAATTAAATTTAACTTCACGAACATACGATTGTCCAAAATCATCTGAAATTTGGGCGGATTGAGCATATTCAAATGTTGCAGGAACTTTAACGGGCTGTTTATATATTTTATCTTTACCTTCACCATATAAATTGGATTTAGTGTCTTCAACAGATAGCATATAATAATATATTTCCGTATCAATAATATCATTGATTAATTCTTTATTTAAAGTTCTAAATAAAGACATATCACGCTGTCCGCCAAATAATGCCATTATATTATCCTATGTAAATTGGTCTTGGAACT